CTGTTCAAGTTAATCTTCTTGACCAACTGACGTTTGTCCCAGAACTCTTGATCCTGTTTGCTTGTTGCTTCTTTTAGTTTGGCCTGTAATTCTTTGCGTTCTCGATACCAACGATCCAGCAAGCCAGGAATAACACCTTCCTTTTCAAAAGTAAAGATTGTACCGTTGGCTGAAAGTATCCAGGGCTGATTACTATCAAAAATCATATGCCATATCTCTGCGCCCGAGTGTACAGTTTCTTCTCCGTCTTGCCAGTCGATGGTGATTTCTGTACCACGTTGTTGTTCCATCACTGCTGTATATTCAAGGCTTCCAAACAAACCTTCCCAGGCAGCGGCAAAGCTAGACCCAGAGTTCATTTTATCCTTGATATACCGGTCAGTCATTATTGGTCTGAGCTGGCCAACAATGCTTTCTGGCGCCATGTTAAGGGCTCTAATAGCCGAGGGATACAGCGAGTTGATGTCGATGGCACCGACCCATTCGTGGATGCCTTTTTTGGGATAAGCAACATAGGCACCTGCGGCTTGTGTGTCTTCATCTGTTAGTCTCTCTTTGCGGTTAGGAACTACTAGTCCACGTTCATGGGCTTCATTGATGATGGCTTGTTCTGTCACTGCCACAGCACCCATGGTGGTCTGGAGTAACACAGTGTTGGCATGTGCCAGTTCATTGGCAAGGTCTAGAAATCGTAACTTTTTGTCCAGGCGGGCAAGCAACATGGTGTCCTGCCGGTTGTAGTCGATGAATGTCTTGAAGTTTTGATTGTATAGCTGATCCAGCGTTCCTTCAAACTGAGTTTTTCTCTCTCCAAGCTCATGATCGCCGATGGCATCCAACGAGTATGAGTGTCGTTCTTCATATGTGTATTTCCTATAAAGTTGCATATAGTCCATGTGTACTCGACCAATCAAGTCAAAGGTCAAGTTCTCTGCACCAAAGCGTTCAAAGGTACGTTGTTTGGGTAGTTGTCCCCACAGACACATACGTCTTGTGTCATCTTTTGACAGCACACGAGTAATACGCATCACAGTGTAGGGAATATCAAAGCCTTCTGAGTTCCACCCTGACAACACATCAGCATCCTCAATGAGATCAAGGAATGTGCTGAGCATGTCTTCTTCACGTTCAAAGATCATGGTATTTTCAAACTGCCCGGCAATCTCTTGTGCAGTTTCTGCGCTCATTGACTTGGGAGGAATCACCAAGGTGACCAGTTGATCCAGCCAGTCAAGATACACAGATATAGCAGTGATAGGATTGAATGGATCTTCTGGCTTAGAGAATCCACGTTCAGGATCAAAGTCTACCTCAATGTCAAAGAAAGCTGTTTGTAACTTAGGAGCGTCTTGCCCTTTGTAGTTTTCTTCAAAGCATCTGAACACAGGGTTGATATCTGACTCATAGATACCTTTGCCTGATTGTATGCGAATTTCTTTGCGGAACTCTTTATTATTACGTGTGCTGAATCTTGAAACAGGATTGCCGTAGATACTCTGGAACTTGCCTCGAGGATCATCGTAATAGAAGATGTATGTGGCTGGGTACTCTCGATATTCTCTGCGCCCGTTGTGGCGCTCTACCACATGAATGCGATCGTGTTCACGATCAAAAAGTGCGTCTATGTAACTCATTGTTCTCCTGGCGACTTATGGCTCGCACATACCGTTCTACATGCCCGTGACGTGGGCGATACGCTGTTAAAACAGTATTTAAAGAGTCTTGCCAACAGTGGTCAAAATAGTTTCAAGCAAGGCATGATCTTGCTGTTCGCGACCAAACTCAGCTTTGTGTGCCAGACGGATGGCCTTTTTAAGAACACCAGGCTTGATTTCAAGCTCTTCGGCCACGGCCTTGATGGTGTCATTAAGCCCACCGGTCAATGTTTCAATCTCGTGCATGACCTGCATGCCTTCGTTGATGATTTGGGTGAGTTTGATTTTCTGTTCGCCGTTAAATGTTTTGTCCATTTGGATCTCCTTGATGTATGAGTTATTATACTATGTTTTTTTAAAAAAAGCAACTATATTTTGGCAATAGTCGTTGGCAATATCCTGATGTGTAGCTTGGTCTAGTATATGTAAATGGTATCTATTAGAGTTTGGTAATCTGCTGGCCAAAGTCCACTGATTGATTGATGTTTTTTGTGCAGTAAAGTTTGAGAAATAGTCTTGTTTGCGTACATTTCCAAAGATTGGATTTTCGAACCCACCCTGGTCAAACAAGAACGGAACTGAGTTTTCTCTAAGTGTGTAGAGAGAGCTCTCAATAATGTACTGATTTTTTTGTATTTCTAAATCTAGATCAAATACCATACCATAGTATTCTCGCAACACAGCTACATCTTTGGGTTCAAACTCACAGGTATCGTTCAAGGATACCATAGAGTAACATGCAAGTTCTCGTTTTAATCTGTCAGGATCTTGCTGACCAATCCTGCGGAATCTATCATAGAGATCAGTGAAGTGTGCTGATTTATTTTTTACTTTGCCTTGTTCTCTTGTGCTACTGGTGCCCAACAAAATAACAAAGTCTGCTGACTCTTTGATTGCTTTGTCTACTTGTACTCTTATCAAGAAGTTTGACGCACAGGATATTGAAAGATTTATTACTTCATATTCATTGCCCAGTTGGTGTTGCAAAATCACAGGCCATGGATCTATGTCCCACCCAAAGTCTGGACACCCAAAACTATCCCCACAAATGTATATTTTTTTCATGTTATGCAAATTTATTGATTATTTCTTCTGCTATAGATTTATTATGCAGTTGGCAACGACGATAAAAATCACCTGACCAAATATAATCAGTGTTGTGATCAGTACTGTCTTTGGTCATTGATACAATGTCACCTATACTATAATTTTTTAAAGATTTAATCATGCTCACCATCTTAGACAAACGGGTAAGATTACCAGGATCACTGTCCCAAGATAGATCAATATCGCCATAGTCAAATCTAAGACCTAAATCTTGGAAATATTTGTAAGATTCAAACTGCCCAACTGGAATAAATGGTGTACCTGCAATCAAACACTTCCACGTTTTTTCAGAAAACTGCGGCCCTGGCCGTATAGTTTTACCATAGTTGTTGTGCATGAGACTGTAGTGATAGCTTTCGCTGGCAAAATGCAAGGCTGCCTCAAGATAAGTTGGCTGCCACGGATTGCTGTTTACACTTTGAAATTTGCCAGTGGCATAGTCAAAATCATCAATCTTAATCGTGGTTCCAAGATACTTGGTTTTAAATGTTTGCATGAGATCATCAAGCTCTTTGACTCCTGTGAGATTCCAACTATGCACGTTCTTATCTTCTACCCAGTCGCCTAGTTTGATCAGTAGATCTGAACGATTGAGATTTTCAATCAAGGCAGTGAATACAAACATTTTTGACTGGCTGACACGATTGCAGATATTGCTAACTTTGTATTTGATGTTGCGAGGCTGTCTATTGGGATGCCATCGCATGATAGTATCTAAGTGATGATGCCAACTGTGGTAGTTATAAAAATAAACGTTAGGAGGCAACGGTATGTTGTAACACGATCCATCATTGAGAATGATAACAGGAGCATCTATGCGTGTTACTTGTTGCATAATCCAATCAACATCAAAATGTTCTTGATGGAAACTAATCACGTACAATGAATGTCCGAGGGGAAGCGTCACAGGATTGTTTGCATTGCTTGGCAAGTTTACCCACAGAGCAAAATAGGTATCCTGTGGAAGTTCTGCTAACCAGTTTATCTCGGGCCACCCTAAGGGAAATGTGGGTGACCCAAACACAGATTCTGGCATGACATATATACTCATGCCAATATATATGCTCACTTTTGACCTAGGGGTAGCGAATCCGTCAGTCAGGCCAGCAGCCGGCCACGCACCATTGGCGGTCCTAAGGTGTGTTCTTTATAACTGGTGAATAAGGATTTCTTGTACGGTCGGTGCCATCATCTTCAGGATACACTGGATACTCGTTCATAAGCCTGATCGCTGTATAGCGGCCCCTTTATTGAAACTTGGTGAGTGAGAGTTAGGCACCTTGCCTGCTTTGCGAATACTCCAGTCATAGCCCGCCATGTGGCCAGAGCAGTCTTTGGTGCATTCACTGCCTTTGAACTGAAGTTCATCGAGCTGTTTGGGATCAAGTTCTTCTGCTGGCCAACTTATGAAACTATTACCATTGATGTCACCAGCTTGTACAACAAACACTCCGCCGTTGTCATAGCCTTCGTCTTGGCCGATTTCCCAACCTGCGGCTGCCAGCATACGTTCCACGCGAGGGTCTTCGTCGCCGTGCCACCATTGTGCGGCTAAACGTCGTAGTGTGTCATCGCTGAACCCATCGTCGCCGTTGTCACCACTAGAGGGTGCAAACTCTTTGAGCTTGCGGCCGGCACAATGCGCCTTCTGACTGAAACCTCGGGGGCGAGTGCAGTTGATAGAGCTTTTGTATTTCTTGCTCCACTTTTCACTGATGAACTCTTTTGCTCTCATTTTGTAACAGGGCCACCTTCTACCCAGGCATCACAGGTACGCTTGGCAGCACATTTAAATTTTAAAAACTTGCAGTAACCTAGATCGCCAGCATCAATAGTATCGTGTGGATCTGAACCAGGTTCACTGCCAATGCCTTTTGCTATGCAATCCAGCATGTCTTCTGAAATGTCAAAGGCCGCGCAGTTGCCACAGCGATTGTTTTTAACTGATTCAATGTCGTCAGTGTTCCACTTGTCTGCCAGCTCTGCCCAATACTCTTCATTGGGCTCCGCAGGATTCAGTGGACCATAGTGATATTCTTCAATGGCCTTTTGTCGATTCTTAAGATTAAGATCAATACTCTGTGTGGCCGGCGGGCAACCACGTTCCAGGGCTTCTAATAAGTTAATAAAGTTTCTCATTTTTTCTTCGTGGCCACGTTGATGGCTGCTCCTTTTTCTTGTTTTTTGTAGTTAGGCCCTGCCAGTTTACTGCGTTCTTCTGGACTTAATTTTTTAATCCAATCTTTATCGTTGTAAGGTTGAGGTTTTTTTACAAGTGCTTCGTCAGTTTTAGTAGCAACATTTTTAGCAGGGCCTCTACGTTCAGGGTTGGGATCTTGTCTGCGTTTACGAGCTGCCGCCGATGCACGACCTTTTTTACCTAGACTGTATGCTTTGCTTCGTGGCAAACACTTGGGCTTACCTTCACTATCATCACCTCTAGCACAGTCACCGCGTATCTTGCCATCGGGACCAAAACGCACCCACTTTTCTTTGAACCACTTTTTGAGATCTTCTTCTATTTCTTGTTCGCTCACAGGCACACAGTTGGGCACCTGACGGTTGCCCTTTTTCTTCATGCCCTGTTGTTGATAGCCTGTCCAGCAGGCTTCTAAGATCTCTCTGTATCTCATTTTTTCTTACCGCTGTTGCCCCAATTGTCGGCACCTTTTTTACGGCACTGAACCAAGGCTCCTGAAGCATAAGCCGACGGCCAAACCTTGTAACGACTCTTGACCTTGTGATAGCAGGCGTCTTGTTTTTCTGCCAAGATTAAATCACTAAAGGATGGGCCACCACACTTTGGGCACATTTGCTGTTCGCCCAATTCCTGATCACGTTTTTGTTTTGCTCGCATACGAGCATAGTCACTTTGTGGGTTCTTGGGCTGACGGCTCACAGGCTTACCAGCATCAACATCACGCTCGCGCTGTCTACGCTTTTGGTAATCAGTTTGACCTTCCGCCACACCTTGCTTTTTAGCTTGTTGAATCTTTGCTTGTATTGATTTTAACTGTTTGCTCAACGGGTCGTCTAGTCCAACACGACCACCGTCTTTTACAATAGCATCAATCTTGTTGCTGATTTTGCTTGCTTTGGCTTTTAATGATGCTAAATCTTCAGAGCCTTCCGCCACACCTTCATTCATTTTATTCAATAGTTCTTGCGCTTTTTCAACGCTGATCATGTATCTACCAAATCGATTTGGGTCCGCTGCCTTTTGTAGATATTCTTTGCTGTATCCGCTGGATGACTGTGGTTTCGTTGCTGGAGCAACTGTTTGTTTTCCATTGGCTCTGGCCTGTAATTCAGCCTTGGCATCGTTCACACTAACCATGGGCCTTGTATGTTCACCTGCGGCTACTTGTTGTAGGTATTGTGTGTTATATCCGCTTAAGTCGGCTGTTTGAGCTTGAGCACCCAACGCACCTAACGCCATTGCACTGCCAGCAACAACATTTTTCCAGCCTTCAGCCACACTTTCATTTTGTGGCTCATAATACCAGCCCATGCCAGGATCGTCACTACCGTTGCGTTGTGGATTGTCAAACTTAAAATACGCGATTTGATCATCTCCCCAGTAACCTTTGAATACACCCGTGGCATCATCAAAGTCTTCGCGATCAAAATGATCAGCTTCAAATTGGCTAAAGTAATCTACGCTACGATTGTAATGTCTTGGTTGGGGGCGACCGTAGGAATCTTCACCGCCATCATCATTACCACCACCAGCACCGGGTGCAAATTCATTAATGCCTTCGCTCAAGTCATCATCTGAAAACTCCATGTAGTCATTTGGTCCCCACTTTTGTCCTGTACGACTGTCAACTTCTTGGCCTTGGTCGTTGTAGTCACTGTGCTCATAGTAGTCATCACTGGATATTACCACACCATCAAAGTCTGAGTTGTAGTCTATGGCGTACTTGCGTGTTACACCGTCGGGACCAATGATACCACGATTCAACAGGCGTTCAACATCCACTTTGCTTTTGATGCCTTTGTCTAGACTGCCCGTGTTAAAGGCTCCGTTGTACCAGGCTGAGGCCAGAGCTTGAAAATAGTTGCCTGACCCACCGCCACCTTGACCGGGCGCATATTCGTTCAAGCCTTGTTGACTCAGTGCTTGACGTGCTCTTTTCAGTCTAACCAAGGCAGAGCTTTCGCCAACAATCTCTTGACCTTCACGATACACTGCTTTCTTCATAGCAATGAACTTTTGCAGAGCTAATAAATCTTTAGTGTACTTGTCTTTGAGGATTTGATAGTCTTTATCTGACTGTGGAACACCGTACAACTCTTCGTCTTCAATGTCGCTTTGTAAGCCAGGATAGATACCACCGCGTACATTTTGCGCCTTCAAGAACAGTCGATCAATCATTTCTTTCAGTTTGATTAACTCGTCTAACTGTTGCATTCTTTTGCGAATGGTAGGTAAATCATCAGGCAA